ATGAATACAAAATCAGCCGTCATCATTTTTGAATCCCTGACTTCCGAAATCCGGCTTTCCATTTTCCGATTGCTCGTCAAATACGCGCCGGGAGGTCTGGTCGCCGGAGAAATCGCCAAAATTCTGGACATTCCAAAGACCAACCTTTCCTTTCATCTGAAGACCCTCGTCCATGGAGGACTTGCAAGCCTTAACCGTGAGGGGCGCAATACGCGCTACAGGGCCTGCATTCCACTCATGCAGGAAACCATTGATTTCATGACGGAAGAATGTTGCTCCGGACGGCTTGGCCGGGATTGTTCCACAGAGGATGAGCATGGCCTTGCGCTTCACTTGCCGCCGCTATGCTGCGCAGACAGTAAATACGCCGAGGAGGATGTTGTTGTGACTGCATCAGAAAAAAGGAAGTCGGCCAATCAAATCAGGGAAACCGTGCGCGCCGGCTATGCTGCCATTGCCAACGGGCAACTTGCTTCCTGCTGTTGTTCCAGCCAATGTTGCGGTAAATCCAATCCGGCCGAACTGGCGGAAAGTTTGGGGTACAAGCCTCAAGACATTGCCGGACTGCCGGAAGGGGCCAACATGGGGCTCTCGTGCGGAAATCCGATCGCTCTTGCATCCCTAAAAGAAGGGCAGACTGTGCTAGACCTCGGCAGCGGGGGCGGCTTCGATGTATTTCAAGCTGGTGAGAAGGTGAAAACCAGCGGAAGAGTCATCGGCGTTGACATGACGCCGGAGATGCTCTCCTTGGCCCGCAAGAATATCGCCTTATATCGGCAGCGATCCGGCTTCGATAATGTTGAATTCCGCCTTGGCGAAATTGAACATTTGCCGATCTTGGATTCCAGCGTTGACGTGGTGCTGTCGAACTGCGTTATTAACCTTTCTCCGGACAAACCCCAAGTATGGCGGGAAGTCTTCCGCGTCCTGAAACCGGGCGGCAAAGTATTTGTTTCGGATATAGCCTTGCTGAAGCCGCTGCCTGTCTCCATTCAGCAAATGGCAACAGCATTCGTGGGCTGCATTGCAGGAGCCGTTCTCGTGGAGGAAACGAGGGATTACCTGGAACAGGCCGGTTTCTCATCAATCCTCTTGACGCCCGACCCCGGCTATGTTCGGAGTATGCAGGACCGCAACGATCCCTTGTATAAAAAAATTGCAGACGCCCTGCCTGACAACGGCGAGCTTGCCGATTACGTTGCCAGCTTATCAATAGAAGCCGCCAAATAATGATTCTGCCGGAAAAACAAGCGTGGTTTATTCCTTACTCCGGGGGGTGTAACGTTTCTTGTGTAAACCGGTTTTCTTATCGAAGATAGGTTTCCAGTTTTTCTTGATAGTATACTGAAAGCTGGGCCATGATTTCCGGCCTGTTTCTGGTTCGAGTCGTCCACCTCTTTGCAAGGAGGCGGGAATGGCGGGACGACCACGGTATTCATCAGAGTTCAAGGCCCAGGCAGTCCGCATGGTGCTGGAAGACGGCAGGAAGGTTTGCGAGGTCGCGGATCCGCCGGTGCTGTCTCCCGATACCTTGAAAAACTGGTTGCGGGCAGCCCGTGCGGGCAACGCCTTCCCAGTGCAGCACCTTGATGGGAAAGACCTGGAACTGGATATGAGACTACATAGGATGCTGAAAAGCAGAAAAAACCAAGCCCCGCGCGGCTTTTTGGGCTTTGCGGGGCTTCCTGAAACTTTAAATTGGTGGGTCGTGCGGGGATCGAACCTGCGACTCTCTGCTTAAAAGGCACGGAAGGCAACACATAACGTGCTGAAATGCCTATTCTTTATTTTTTCAAAATGTGCCAAATGTGCCCACTTTTGGCCCAAATATGTGCCCGCATCCTGTGCCCGCCTCGCGCGCATTATGTCAGCGTGAAATACTTGTCAATTTTCTTGATTCCCGCATGGAAGGGAAAGGGCGGGGACCCCCCCGCCCTTTGTCATTCCGCAGGCACCAGCTCCACCAGTTCTTGCCGCAACGCCGCCTCATACTTCGCCAGCATTTGCACGCCCGCCCATTCCGGCCCCGGCACCGCCGAAGCCGTTGTTGCCCTCCACGATGGTGGGCAAAGCCACGTCTGCCATGACACAACTCCTTTGCAAAAGGTTGTATATGCATGAACACGCCACCCTATGCGGCGTTGGTTCCGTTACCCTTCAAGTTTTGCAAGTCTTTCTTCAAGTTCGGCAATCTTCACATCTCGCTGTTCACCTAGCTGGCACGGATAGTCAGCTTCAAGACAAAAACCTATTTTGACGTCTGCCATTATTTATCTCCTATAGTTACCAACTCTTTGACACCCGTAACCAATATGAGCCATCACTAAATAATTGACAATTTGCCCCCGCTGTAGCTGGCAACAAAACATCTGTATTAGACAAATCTATTGTATCAATAATATTTGGCGAAGCAGAAGTAACAGCATAAGCGGCTTTATTCACACAGAATATCATTCTACCTTTGTGGTTTGCTGCTGTTGGCAAAGTTACAGTTTGAGAGGCAGTACCATTAAAGAAAAAGATTTGCCCTTGTACATTCGCATTCACAGTAGAATTTGTAAATAAGGCATAAGTTAATGCTATATCACTCTGATTCTCAGGCGAGATATTAGCTGCCGTAAGCGCATTAGTTTCACTAAAAAAAGCGTTTCCATCAATAATGTTTCCTGTAGAAGCAGAGTTAAAATTCATTGACCTTAAACAATCTCGAACAGTATTGCCTATAATAGAGCTATTATTTACACCAAGAAAGCTCATCGCAGGATAAGCGAATGAACTATTTCTTGAATATAGCTGATTTATGTCATTACTTTGCACTACACAAGCATCACATGCTGTTAAAAATATTCCTCTAGAATAACCTCTAATTTTATTGCCAGATACTAGCCAATCTTTAGAATTGTTAATTAAGATACCAACATCATCGTTATCAGCATTAGTAGTTATAATAGTATTATTTTCAATACTATTTCCATAGTCTGAATAGCCTGTCCCATGAGGATAAACATGAATAGCATAATCTATCAAACCGCTTCTTGTAATTTTGTTTATTGAATTATTTGCAATCTTTATCCCAGTCCTCGCTGCATTTGTCGTTTGTACTGCTATTCCATCAGCATATCCGCTACTACTGTCGTCGGTTGCTATTGTAATTTGATTTCCTGAAATTAAAATATTCTGTATCCTTTTAGCATCTGAACCCACACAGATGCCGTGATACTTAACATTTCTGATAATATTATTAACAACAGAGATATCGCCTGTTTCAATATTGAAGCCATTATAGCACCCATCAACTAAATTATCTGCCCATGTAGTAAATCGTCCAAAACCATGATTTTCAAATGCGTAAGAAGTCTGCGGAGTGCCAGCCATAGCATTGTTGATGATATTGCTTGTTATTGAAATAAAATAAGGTTGCCCATATCTTACTCTACCAAGCATAGATGAAGCTGCCGCACTGGTGGTAACAAGATGTCTAACCTCTTGGCCTATGTTCCCATGTACAACACCCCACTGAGAGCAGTTTGCTATATACAAACCATAAAACAACATACCAGTTCCAGTATACCGTACACCATCAAAAAAGTTATTGCTTATATTAAAATGAGTTGAATAAGCTATGTGTAAACAGTAATAATCAATATCTATAAAACGGCAGTTTCGTACCATACAGCGTTCTGTTCCCCAAATATATAACCCAACATCCCCATGGGCTTCCGTATTCGTTCCTTTAATAGTTATATTGTCAAGGACTATATCTTCAAGTAAATCTAATTTCCAAATGAACGCGTTATTTGAACTTGTATAGTCTTCATAAAATGCAGATGTAAATTGAACTTGAGAATCACTAACACTTAAAATTTGCTTTATTTCACCACGCTTAACAGATGCGTGTTCATATATGTATATATCCTCTGCTCCGACTAAAACATAGTCTCCTTTTTGAAGGTCTACAGCAGATGCTGTTAGTGTACAAGTATAACTTCCTGTTTCTGCTGTTCCAGATATATACTGCTTATTCCCGCTATAATCGCCATTTGCAACAAGCATAAATGTAGACCCAGAAGCAGCCGTTTCTACGTCACTAAAATCTAAGATACAGTTTTGAAATGTGATTTTTTCAGGAATAAAAAGTTGACTGTTGCATTTGTACGTTGCATTATTCCCATCAAGTATTTTTCCTGTTGATGCGTTCAATGCTGCCTGAATCGCCGCCGTATCATCCGTAACACCATCTCCCTTAGCCCCGAAGTCCTTGACATTGATGACGTCGGCGAAACGGTCAGCAAGAGTGCGGCTGTGCGTTGTTCCATTGGCCTGCACCCGCATCAAATCCGCATTGCCCAGGTTAGAAGGGTCAAGGAGAAAAAGATTATCGCCCTCTTTTCTTGCAAAAACGCCACCAGACAGCAGTTGAACAAAATTTCTGCGAGAAATAGTCATGATACATTACTCCTGCTCAAAAGAGTTATCGGGATGGCTGCCGATGTAGTAAAATCCATCGGGAGATTCTTCGTTGATGTCGTCGATGCAGTCAACCAGCCAGGGGACAACAGACGTAACAGCAAGAGCTGTCGCTGCGGATTGGGCCGCCTGCTGTGCGGACGTTATAGCCGCGTCGCGCGCGTCAAAGATGGCGTCGCGCAGTTCGTCCGGCGTTTCAGAGGATGACAGCTTGACCTTGACGGCGCGGTCTACCTCCTCCCGCATCTCCTGAATCATCATCACTTCGCGGTCAAAGCCGTCGTGCTCCAGCACATCCGGGCTGAACGCCCCGCCATACTGCAAGTCCACTATCTGGGTCAGCGGCGTATCCCGGTAGATGACCAGCTTGTTTCCCGCTGCCAGCGGTGCGCCTTCAACGGGATAGACGACCGTTGTATCCCCTGCCTCCGACACCTGCACGGAAAAGTTGGCCGTCACTTCCGTTTCTATCCCTGTGGCGTCGGCAATCAGCAGGTGCAGGTGTTCCGTCTGATTGTACGCGAACGGCACAGGCCAGGTGATTGTCGTCCCGTTGCCCTGGTAAATGATTTTCGTGGTCGTGCTTTCTACGCTCATGCTGTTCCCCTATGCCGCCAGTGCGGCGTCCAATGTTTCCGCCATGTCTTCCAGTTGCCGGACAAGCGCCAGGGCGCGGCCCTTATCCATGCGCGCCCAATTCCCCGGCAGGGGGGCTATCCACCACTTCAGACTGCGGCAGCCGCGCGCCCGCGCCGTGCCGCCGTCTGTTGACGTCAGCGCCCGGCAGACGCCGGGGATGTAGGTAGAGGGCCGCAGGATGCCCAGCGGGCCTTCATCGTTCCACGCCTGCCCCCAATGTCCCTTGAAATCGGCCCACATTTGCGGCAGCCCTCGCCAGAAACACGGCTGGTCAAACACGCTGTCCTGCACCTGGATTTCTCCCCCGGAGTGCGCCCAGGATGCGAAGCTGCGCGTGGTGAACCAGTCCTCCGCACCCCAATTCCTGATGAGGCATTCACGGATGCCCACATACATGCCGTCCTGACATTCCACACCCCGTCGCCCAAAGTCTTCCAGAAGACAATGCTCAAACGTGACATAGCGCCCCCGTTCCAGAGGAACGCCCGTCACGTCGCCGCAGCCGCACAGAATCAGCTTGCCCGCGCCCCGGATATGGCAGTTTGTGAACGTGGCCGACGCCCCAAGGGTGATGCCTGCCGCCTCGTCAACTGTGCCCGGAGGCCAGGCAGAGAGGTCTATGATGCAGTTCTCCACGTCCCAATGCCTGCCGTCTGCCAGGCCCAGCCCGTCGCCCCCGAATTGTTCCGGGCAGGTAATGCGCTTCCTTGATATGGTGGGCATGGCTTCACCTCCTTTCTTCCGTTGCTTTGCGGCACACAGGGATTGCAGGAAATGAAAAAAGACCTTATTTGGTAAGGGAAGCCGCCTGAATGGGCGGCATTTCGCGTCACCTTCGCCCATGAGGAGGGGCTATAATGTCACCGAAGACGCTGCCACAGACAAACTGAAACAACACTGTAAAAGGCAGACTCGTTTCCTGTATTTCCATACTATGATTAATAAGGAACTTTTTTATAGGAGATCGAAATGCCAACAAAGACAAATACAACTTCTTTTGAGGAAGGTTTTCGATTGTTGGGAATAAATATAGATAGTACGGCCAATTCTCTTGATAATAGTGTTCAAAAATCTCCAGAAGCAAGTACATTTTCTATTTATTCGGCCATCACTTCGTGTCATATTATTTATAATTCAAATTCTACTCACCCAGAGGACAAAGATGCCAAACTGGGGTAAAGTTCTTGAAGAAATTACGGCTTACGACGCCACTGAAGCGAAAAACAGCCAGATTAGTGGAATTGATTTTGTACGGCGTAAATATTTAGCAAATCTTTTTAATTATACAAATAGAAATATAATCGCCTACTATTCTGGATGGCTACAAGTTGGAAGCGTCACAGGCATTGATATCAATGATATGGATATAAACGGGTTTATGAATGCAATCAATGGACTTGATTGTACTAAAGGGTTAGATCTCATAATTCACACACCAGGAGGATCTATTTCTGCGACTGAACATTTAGTTCAATATTTGAAAAGCAAATTTGGAAACAATATACGCGCTATTATCCCTCAAATTGCCCTTTCAGCTGGCACAATGATTTCTTTTGCCTGTAAAGAGATAGTTATGGGGAAACAATCATGCCTTGGCCCTTTTGACCCACAAATAAATGGGGTGTCTGCTGCAAGAGTTTTGGAAGAATTTAAGCATGCTATTAAAGATGCCAAAAAAGATACTATGAGTATCCCATTTTGGCAAACTATAATATCAAAATATCATCCGACATTTTTAGATAGTTGCAATTTTGCATGTAAACGGTCAAAGATTATTGTTGTGCAATGGCTTCTAGATAATATGTTTTCAAGCATAGCTGATGCAAAATCAAAAGCGAATAGCATTGTTAAACTCTTTAATAAAACTGGTCGTATTTATGACCACGATAAACATATTTCTATCACAGAATGTGAACAATATGGTTTGCAAATAGTCCATCTTGAAGATGACCAAGAGCTGCAAGATTTAGTTTTAACTGTCCATCATGCATTTATGCACACATTGACAAGAGCAAGAATCACAAAGGCTATTGAAAATCACAATGGAATGGGAATGTTTCTTTTTCAAAAATCATAATTTGTTCTTCCACAGCTTTTTGTCCTCTTTTCTGCCCCCCCCACACACATTTCCTCTTGACATTTCCCGCGTTTTGTGGCGTTGTCGTCCCACGGAGCCTCGAAAACTCCACCGTGTCGGTTGTCACCCCGTCAGCGTGGCTATTTTTGTGCCCTGTCAAGCTGTTTTCTGCGCTTGGCATCGGGTATAATGCAGCTATCAAAGCCGGGAGTGGGGTAGCAGTAATGCCCCCGGCCGCTACACGGGCGGTTTCGAGCTCCCGGCTCTGTCTATTTCTGACAGGGCCACTCGATAAACCCGTGGAGTATGCATCATGGAAACGGCCCTGACCTTCAACGACGTCACCCTGTCCCCCGTCCAGTACAACGCGCAAATTTGGCTTCGTTCTTGCGACATTGCCAAGGCTCTTGGCTACAAGACCGAGAATGCCATCACGAAGATTTACAATCGAAATTCCGACGAATTTTCCAATGATATGACCGTCGTACCCAATTTGGGTACCACGGACACACCAAACAAGACCCGCCTTTTCAGCCCTCGCGGCTGCCACCTCATAGCCATGTTCGCCCGCACCGCCGTGGCGAAGCAGTTCCGCCGCTGGGTGCTGGACGTGCTCGACAAGTTCGCCAAGGCCGAGCATCAGCCCGAAGCCCTCGCATCCGACGCGCCCATCACGCCCGACCAGCAGTGCACCCTGCGCGCGCTGGTCAAGGCTCGCATCGAGGCTATCCCTGAAGCCGAGCGCCCCAAGGGCCTGTACCCGCAGATCTGGAGCCGCTTCAACAACCATTTCCGGCTGGCCAGATACTGCCAGCTGCCGCAGTGCCGCATGAGCGAGGCCGTGGCCTACCTCACGCAGATGGAACTGACGCCCGCAAAGGCCCTGCCCGCAGCGCCGGTGCAGCCCCGCGTGTATATCGACTCCCAGACCTGCAACAAGCAGCTGCGCATAGCCGCTGACGTGGCGCAGGTCATCCGGCAGGTGGAAGCCCTCAAGGTGGAAGCCCGCCGCTGGAACGCGCCCAGGGAGTTCCGCCGCACCGCCGCAGATACCGGCAGGGCGGAAGACCGCTACGAAATCCAGAGCGACCTTTACCGCGCCTGCAACGCGGCCCTGTCCGCCGCCGTGGCCGCCCTCTGCGCGTCCGCCGAAGTGGGTGAGTGGGCGTAGGCCGTTTGACGCGGGGCGTGAAGAAGATGATTCATGCCGCGGGCCGGGGCCATCCCCCGGCCCGCGTTGTTTCCTGCAATCCCTATGCGGTTTTCAAAGAACTGAAATTTACTTCTGCGGCTTGCCCAGCAACGGAGCCAGCGGGCCGCCCTCGCCGTCAATCCAGTAGGCTTCCGAGCCTTCCAGCGTGCGCCATATCTGCGGCGTGCCCAGACCGAGCGCAAAGCCGACGGCGTTGAGCGTTTCCTTCATGGCGCGGTATTCCGCATCCGGGTCGCCTTCGTCCCAAGCCTTGTACGCATGCCCCAGGCCGCGCACGGCATTGTCCAGACCGGCCAGCATGAGCGGTGAACGCCCGCCCTTGTAGCCATGCTCGCTGAAATAGCTCTCCGTCTGCTTTGCCACATCGCGGACAATGGGTATGCCCATGGTGTAGAAGGTCAGCGCTTCCCACAGGAAGTCTTCGCCCTCCGGCGGTTCGCCTTCCCGGCCCAGGCTGACCATGAGCACGGTGAGGGTGACAGGCATCACCCACTGCAAGGCGAAGTCGCGGAACAGGCGGGCAGGGGTGACGCTGCTGTGCCCGGTCCTGGCCCATTCGGCAAAGCCGCGCAGCGTTTCCATTTTGCGGTTGAAGTCGGAAAGCGCGAAGGACATGAACGGGCACAAGGCGCGCATCAAGCTGGCCTGCCGCATAACGGCCGGCGTATCCAGCGGCCCCCCGCCGCCCTGTGCAGCGACGACAGCCCCGTCCGCCTCAGCCACGGCGCGGGCTTCATCGACGCCGTGCGCAATGGCCCTGTCATAGGCCGCAAGCCATGTGGGGTAGGCGACAGCCGCATCCATGGCAATCATCAGCGCCATTTGCGCCTGCCGCACCACGTCCAGAGAAAAGCGCCGTCCGCCAAGCGACACGCCACGCACTCCACGGCCCCGCATGTCCTCATATTCGCGGCGCAAGGTGTCGTCCAGCAGCCGGGCGCGATTCTGCATGTAGGCGCTCTTTTGCCGTACCGTGTCCCAGTTTTCACGCGGCGCGGAAAGCATGGTGGCCGACGCCCGCAGGAAGTTGCCGAAACCGACCTCGCTCCACGAGTTGCCGATGGAGGTCAGCTGCAAGAGCGCGCTTTTCATGTTCGCGCCCAGGGCATACAGGCTGCCGCGACGCGCCAGCCAGTCAATGGCCTTGACGATGCCCTGCGCCTGTTCCCCGCCGGGACGCGCAATGCCCCGCAGCCACGGCAGCAGCTGGTCATAGTTCTCCTGCCCGGCGGCGCGGATGAACGCTTCCTTGAACGACGGTTCCCGGAACAGCCGCATGGTGTCGCGCAACGGCAGGGCGTGCGTGACATAATGCACCGTATCCGTGACATGCCTGTCCAGCACGGTCAGCGAGAGTTTGGGCGGCAGCGTCCCGCCCTTGCGTTCCTTGGTCATGCCGCTTTTGGGATTGGGCGAGCGCAGCACGGCCTCCATGCCGTTGAGCAGTTCGTCCACGGACTGGTTTTCCGCAGCCTTGTCGCTCAGGCGCTGGTCAAAAATCAGGGGATAATAGCCGCCCTTGAGGGTGAGCGTCTGCCCGTCAGCCGTCTGCACGGTGAAGGCCTGCGCCTTGACCTTTGGCAGGGGCACGCCCTTAAGCGTCTTGTAGACATCGTTGAGGCGCGGATACAGGGTGTCTATGGCGTCCCACACCGCCTGCACGGCCTGCCATTCTTCGGCGGTCAGGCGGGCAGTGATGGCCTGCAAGTGCTCCTCGCTCCAGCCATAGCCCTGCATGAGCGCCTTGAGGTTGCCCGCGTTGCCCATGTTCAGGGCCACGCTGTACACCTTGTCCATGTCCCACATGCCCGCCCACTGGCGGCTCACGTCCTGCCGAAGCGGCACGCCGTCGATGGAGAACGCCTTTTGCAGCTGCCCCACGCGCAGGAGCGGTTTCAGCGCCTCGCGCAGTTTTTCCTCCATTTCCCGCTGCAAGGTCAGCTCTTCCGTACGCGCCATTTGCAGAGGCATCAGCCAGGCGTCATGGTTCACGCCGTGGTCGTTGAAGCCGTCCAGCGCCCGCGCAAGGAAACGCACGCTTGTCAGGGACGAAAGCCCCTTGCGCAGCGCCCCCTTGATGGTGTCCAGTACCCCGGCCCTGTCGGATATGTAGTCCCGCGCCGAGAGCTGCATGGCTGCGGCGGCGCACTCGTCGGCCACGGCCTTAATTTCCCGCTTTTCCTTGTCCGCCAGCATGCGGCCTTCCGTGCGCCCGGCATGGGCCAGTTCCTGAATGAGCCGCTTCACGTCGCGCATCTGCTCGATGGACAGGTCAGAGAATCGGCCGGTCTGGTCTGCCAGCAGCCAGTCCGGCGCGGTGAGCGGTTCGTCAAACAGGGAATCCGCGGACTTCTCCGCCAGAAACTCCTGCAGGCTTTTCAGCCCCCGCAGCGTTGCCGGGTCGAGCCGCTGGCCCTCCGTGCCCAGACCGTCCCAGCGTTGCAGCAGACGCCGGATCTGGCACATGTAGTCGTAGGGCACGCTCTTGCTGTTGCCGATTTTCCGCAGCTGCCGGATGATGTTGTCCCGCTCCATGCGCGCCCGGTAGGCTGCGCCCAGGGCGGCGCGCCGCAGGCGTTCCTGTTCCTTGAGGGCGGCAATTTTCTCGCGGGCTGCCGCCCCGGCTTCGCGCTTTGCTGCGTTCCACGCCCGCCGTGCCGCCCGTTCATCCGATTGCAGGCGGGCCTTGAGCGTCTTGTATTCGGCATCCACGGCGCTCATTTTCTTTACGCCCGTGCGCTCGTCCATCTGCTGCCGCAGCTGCGCCGGGGAAATCTGCCGCTGCCCGGTGAGCGCTTCCAGCTCCACGGCCAGCGCCGCGTCCCAGGCGTTGCTGTATTCCACCTCCGCGTCGTACCGCGCATCCCACTGCGCCAGACGCCGTTCCGTTTCTGCGCCTATGGCCTCGCGCCGCGTGGGCGTATCCAGCAGCGCCCCGGCAAGACCCTGCACGCTGTCCTGGTCAAACTGCGCGGCCACGTCCAGCAGGTCAAGCGCGCCGCCCTTGCGGATGAGCGCCTTGCCCTCGCCGCGCGCCGCGTGCCATTTCTCCCGCAGGCGGTAGGCCACGTCTTCGGATATGGCGGCCTTGAGCGCGTCAAAATCCAGTCCGCCTTCGCGCAGGCGGGCCAGCATCGTGTAGGTCTCGCTGCCGTCGATCTCCGCCGTCACCTGCTGCCGGATATCCTTTTCCGCCGCGCGCCTGTCCACAAGGCGGCGGTTGGCGATGACGGCGCTGGCGTTCTCATAGGCGCGCTGCGCCGCACGGGCGTACCTGTTCCGCAGTTCCGGCGTGGTCTCCTTTTCGTCCAGCAGTTCCATCACGCTGTCCGCCGCGACCGCGCGCTGCGACTGCTCGATTTCCTCCTGCGTGGCGAGCAGGGCGTCAAAGACCTCGCGCACATCCTCGCTCACGTCATTCATGCCCAGCACGGCGCGCACGCTGCGGTAAATCTCCGTCAGCCAGTTACGGAAACGGTTGAACGCCGATTGCAGCTCCCAGGACGGGGCCTTGCCGTCACGGGCGTAGGCCTCGAATTCGCGGGCGAAGCGTTCCTGCACCTCCGTCCAGCGGGCCACGTCACTGAGGCCGTTGAGCGCCCCTTCAAAGCCGTAGGCCTTTTGCAGCTTGCCCCAAACGTCGCGCACCCAGTCCGGGGCCGTGTCCAGCTGCGCGGCCTCCCGCAGTTCCTCCAGCCAGAAGTGCGCCGTCTCGTGCAGCACGGTGCTGGCGTTCCTGCTCTTGAACAGGCCCACCACGGCCCGCCCGTCAGGCAGGCGCGACATTGCGCCGCGTGCGCGACCGGGGGAAACCCTGGAGAAAAGGGGCTTGCCGTCAGCACCCAAAGGCCGTACTGTATTTCCGACAGATGATTCCGCCGCTCCCAGCCTGTCCCGTATACCAGAGGGGCTTGCCTGCGTAGGGCTTGGGGCGTTAACCGTCCCGGTTTCACCGGCGGGATTGTCTTCCCACCCCGTCAAAAGCCACGTCTGCCTGTTTCCAAAACGATACAGCGAAAGCACGGCGGTATGCCCGTCAAAGCTCACGTTGCGGTGCTGGCCGTCTTGCGGCCCGTATTCAGGGCCGATTTCGCCATACGCCAAGACTTCGACCATTTTACGCGCCACGGCCTCGCCGTCCTTGCCCTCGGCGTTACGCCGGGCAATAATGTGCGCAACGCCCGAACCGCCCTTGCCCTTTGGGCCTTTCCCCTCCTGCCCCCAATAAAAACTGATGCTCCCGACTTCCGGCCGGAACATGGCGTCAAGCGCGTCAGTATGTTCTGCAATGACGGTATTCATTGCCGCCATGCCGGAAGCGTAAGTCTGTTCCGGCGTTTGCACTGCGTCTTCTTCGTTCTGGTAATACGTCGGGTTCTGCTGCCGCAGATTGACAAGGTCGGCTTCGGTGCGTATTCTATTTTTGCCGCTAAGATGCGTACCAACCCAAGGCGATTGGAGCCGCGAAGATGACGCCCACTGAGCGGCTTTTCTTTTGTTCACATACCGTAGACGCCCCTCCTCAACTTGCGCCTTGAACCAGCCATCATTCGGTTTTCCTGTCCCTGCATCCTTTTTGGCATACACGCTGGGCACATAATTGACGACATAACCGCGCCCCTGTTCATAGTTGAACGAAACAGGAACAACGACAGTTGCGCCGTTTTCATCCCTCAAGTCCAGCATCATGACATAATCCCCAGCCATTGTGGCGGAATCAAATATCATGATGGGGTCTGTCATCGCCGCAGGAAGCTGTTTTAAGACGTTTTCAGGGAGTTTGTGCTTTTCCTGCAATATTTTTTTCAGCTTCCCGTAGTCGGTATTGACGCGCAAATCCTTGTTCGCCCCAAGCAAGGAGAGCACAAGCGGCGTCTGCGAAAGAATTGTGACAGAAGAACGCGGGTTCAACTTGCCTGCAATGAAGTCATCGACAGTCTTTTCCCACGCAGCCACATCCTGCGCCAACTTCTCCGCCGCCGTCTGTTCCTGCCACAGCATCCGCTGCCGCAGCTGCCCGGCAAGCCCGGCCTCAAACTCGTCGTGCGGGGCGAATATCTTTTCCGCAAAGGCGTCCGCGTCTATTTCTTCCGCCCCCAGTTCATAGCCGCCGCGCTCCTCGCGCGCGAAGTTCTGCGCCAGCACGTCCAGGGGCGTGCCTTCTCCCTTTTTGGCGAAGAAGCCGGGCCCGAACTGCCGCCGCAGCTCGTTGATGCGCTCCTGCCCGTAGAGGCTCTTCACGCTCTCCGCGTCCACGCGGCCGTAGGCGTAATCAAATTCCGGCTGCAGCTGCCGGCGCTTGCGGCTGCGGCTCATGTTTTTTGTGACGCCCATATCCTGCAGCATGGACGCCAGTTCACGGTTCTCAAACAGGCCGTCCAGCCCGCCGGATGCAAGCCGCTCAAATTCCTCCTGCGTCATGCTGTGGTAGCCCGCAAAACGCTGTGCAAGATACTCCTGCGGCGTCAGGCCGAATACCGGGGCCATGCGCTCGGCATTGGCCGCCAGCACAAGCCCGAAGGCATTGGCCTGGTTCTCGCTGTACCCGGCCTGCCACAGCTGTTCCACATAGGGCGCGGCGGTTTCCATGCGCTGGTCGTAGCGTGTCTGTGCGGCCTGCGCCTCTTCGGAAACGGGGGCCAGCAGATTGTCCAGATAGGCAAGGCGCGCCTCCGCGTCCTGGTTCATGGCCGCCAGTTCTTCCGCCTCCGCGTCCGTGAGCATGGACGGTTCCAGCCGCATGTCCTGCCTGAGGGCTTCGTACCGCTGCGGGTCGGCCATGATGTGCCGCGTGGCCTTGGCAAAGTCCACGGCCACATCCGTGCCGAGGGTCAGGTTCTCCTGCAGGCTTTCCGGCGTGATGCCCATATCCGCCGCCGCGGCCATGAGTTCCGGGTTCTCCTCCTGAAAAAACATCTGCTGCACAGCTTCGGGGCGGATATAGAGCGTTTCCGGCGTCACGCCTGCATCGGCAAGGTGCTGCATGAGGGCTTCGCCCGTCCCGGCCATGTCCTTCATGACAGGGGAGTTCTGAGCGGCCTGCGCCACCGTGTCCAGCGTGCGGCTCTGGGCGTCCTGAATCTGCGCCAGCAGGGATTCCCGCCGGTTGTTGCGGGCGTAGTTGCGGGCACCACGGGCCGCGCCGCCTACGCCCGCCACAAGGGCGGTGCTCTCGATGGTCTGGATGGCGGTATCAGTCAGGCGCGCGCCGATCTCGCCCAGCGTGGGGGCGGCCCTGTTGACGCCGGAAAGGCGGCGGCCCGTGTCCTCCGCAACAATATCCACGCCTTCCTGCAGAACTTCCGTGCCCGTCTCCCCGGCAATGCCGCGCAGGGCGGCAAGCCCGGCGTCGCCCAGGGCAGCGGCAAGGGACGGGTTGCGCTTGAGCGTGTTCAGTGCCGCCGTCGCAGCTTCGCGCGTGAGAAACTTCTCTGCGCCGGGGAAGACCCTGCCCACCTCGCGCAGGCCCACATATTCCAGCAGGCCCTTCGCGCCGCCCGCCGCGATGGCCAGCACGCGCGCCGTATCCTCCGGCACGCCCATGTCCACCAGGGAAAGGAAGGTCTGCGCCCCTTCCTGCCGCATCATGTCGTTCATGAAGCCGGCCTGCGCCACGGCAGAAAGGCCGGTAACGCCGCCGAGAATGGCCCCGGGCACAGCGCCTGCGCCCCCGGCGGCAGTACCGACACCCGCGCCAAGCATGGCCCCGCCCGCAAGGCCTTCCTTGCCGTAACGCCCCAGAAACTGCACGGCTCCTTCCACGCCCCCCGCGAGGGGCACGCCCAGGGCTTCCACCGAGCCGCGCACCATGCGTTCCAGAAGGCCCATGTTCTCGCGCTGCTGCTGGAAGTATGTCTGCGCCTGCCGCAGCGCGTCCAGACGGCGGTGTTCATCGTCGGTGATGCTGCCGTCCATCCATTTGACGGCCAGGTCGCCCACCTCGCGGGCCAGCATGCCGTTGTTCCAGGCATTGCGGGCCGCGCCGATGTAGCCGCTGTCAAAGAAGCCCCGCTGCGCCGGGTCAAGGTCTTTTTCCAGCGCAGCAAGCGCCACGTCGCTTGTCAGGGCCAGCTGTTCCACGCTGTCCGCCTGACGCACAAAGGCCGCCGTTTTGGGCGTCTGGCTGATGTTGTCCATGAAACCGCGCAGCACTTCCGCATGGCGGTCAGAAGCGATTTTCTTGCGGGCAAAGCCGCTGTCGGCATCCACCACGCTGTAGGTCAGCCCGGCGCGGTCGGCCAGGTCTTTCAGTTCAAAGGGGTTGACGTTGAGGCTGTTGTGCAGGGCGTGCAATGTCTGCGGCAGGCTTTCCGCCTCAAAGTCCGCGCGGGCGTCCGTGGGGCTTTTCCAGGTGGACAGGACATCCACCACGGTATCCGTGGGGAGCGTTGCACCGGGCTGCGCCGTGTCGGGACTGGACAGGTCGATGGTCTCCACCTCGCCCATGTCCGTGATGCTGTCCGGGGCCACGCTTTCGGCATCGGCTACGTCTGCGGCGGGAATCTCCGGGGCGGGGGCGGGCTGCGCGGGGGCTTCGTCCTCAATGCCCATGCGGGCGTTGTAGCCCTTGCGGAAGGCGTCTATGTCAATGCCCTGGCTCATTCCTTGCCCCCTTTCTGCATGTCCCTGTACTGCCGATACCCGGCGGAAAGCTGCGCGTCCGAATATCCGCCGCCGAAGCCGTCAGGCTTGACGCCGGCATTTTTCAGCAGGTCAACCACGATGCCGTATTCCGCTGTGCCCTGCATGGGGCGAGGATTATCGTCTGCATAATTCTTCAGCACACTTCCCACCAGACCCTGCACGGTTTCCACTTCCCTGCCGAACCAGCCCTTTTCCAGCGTGACCTTCTTGAAGAAGTCCGCCGCTTCCTGCCGCAGCCGTGCAATATCCATTTTATCATCTGCATCTGTCGATGCAAGAAAATGTGTCCACATTGCATTGCTGTTGGCTACGCCAAACTCTTTCGCATGATTCTTGTTGTTAGGCTCAGCCATCCATTCGTTGCCTGTGTCAATAAAGACCTGCCTCAAACGCGGCAAAGCTGCACGGAACTGTTGGTCTGCGAAACGCTTCGCCGTCCTTGGCGTCAAACGAGATCCAAACTCCGCATGGACATTGACTTCATCGCCGTTGAGTATCCTTTCCGTGATTTCCTGCACCGCCAAGGGGTCGTCATAATAGCCGGGGTTGCGCAGGTTGTTGGCGGCCTTGTAGAAGTCCGCGCGCTCTTCCAGGGGAAGGCGCTGCCCGATTTCCTGCATCTTCTGGTAGCTCTGTTTCGGCGGCAGGTTGGCGGCCTGTTCCATTTCCTTGAGAGACGCCAGCTTGCGGTCACGTCGCTCGATATTGCGCATGGATTCTTTCGCATTCGCGTCGTGCATGATGCCCTGGCGTATGGCGTCATACATCTCGCGCTTGTCCGGGTCGTTGCCGTACAGCCTGTCCAGCTGCGCCAGACGCTCCGGCGCGGGCATGTCCATGGTGCCGGAAAGGAAATCGTCCACGGCCTGTTTTTTCTGGCCGGTCTCAATGGCCTTGCTGTAGGCCACGCGCTGCTTGGGGGTGAGCCAGCCCGCGCCCGCGCGGCCGGGCTGCTGCCGGGCGGCAGGCCCCAGGTACATCTTCTCCTGCTGCTCGTGCAGCTTTTGGGCATAGGCGGTAGCGTGTTCCGGCGTGTCGAACTTGCCCAGATGCTTGCCCGTCTTTTTGTACTCGGCTATGGCCTCGCCTTCGGACAGCAGGCGGCCGTCCTGTGAAACCGTGGGCAGCAGCACTTCCGCGCCGTCAAAATTCACGGACATGCTGCGCACGGTGGCCGTGCCGCCGTCTTCCGTCCTGACCTGCGGGCGATTGGCAATGTCGATATTGCCCTGCTCCGTCAGGCCTTCCGGGTTTTCATAGGCCACATACATGGCGGGGCGCTTGGCATTCTCTCCCTTTAATGCCGCCTCTATCTGCGGCACGGTAAGGCGCTTGCCCAGCGGGCTTTCCTGTTCGGCCATGGCCTTGATGACGCGCGCCGCCGTGGGAATATCCTTCATGTTTACCGGGGCGTCCGCGTCGATGCCTGCTTTTTGGGAAACAGCGGCAATATACTGCGCCGTCCTGTTCTCTGAAGGCGGGGCCCAGCGCGTGATAATCTCGTTCAACGTCCGCCTGCCGTGCCTGTCCTGATAGCGTTGCAACAGCCCCCAGTTGCCCCGCAGGCCCTCTTCCAGTGAGGCATAGACCTTGAAGTCTTCGCGCGTGCCCGTGTTCTTTCCGGGGGCTTTCTCGTTGAGCGGGTTGTTGTGGTCTTCGGCAATGGAGTGCCCGTTGTTTACGCCGCCCGCGTTGCCGTACACCGCCAGGGCCCGCCGCGCGCCCTCGAAGTCCTTGGCGGCAAGCAATCCCTCTATATTTGAACCAGCGGCCTTCTGCCTGAGAGACATCAATTCGGCGTCGATATTGCGCCCGCCCTGCCACTGCATCCTGCCGTCCACCATGACGGGCCGCTGCCCGGCGAACATGCGCAGGCTCCGTTCATGGTCTTGCAGGGCCGCTTCCTTTTCGGCCATGGAACATGACGGGTCAGCAAACAATTCCAGGGCGTGGGCCTCTGAAGAATCCAGTACGGACTTCTGATAGAACTGTTCCTGCTGGTCGCGGTAATTGACGGCCCGCTGCATGGACGGCAGGCGGATGCTTTCAGCCATTTGGTTGACACCCTGCATCAGCCACGGATTGCCGCCCCATTTCTCTTGCAGGCGTCGGTATTGTTCCTGATGGAACTGTGCATAGGCTTCTTCAGCGTCGCGCGCACTGACGCCCTGGTGCGTCTGCCGATAGTTGCTGTCGAAGTCACGCAAGGCGTCTTCATAGGCGATTTTGTCAGCCAGCAGGTCAGCGGCGTTACGCATGTTCTGGCGTTCCAGCAGCAGCGCGTTTACAGCGCCGCCCAGCTTGTCCATGCCTCGCGCAAGCTGCTTCAGCCCTTCAGGGGCCGCGGCCTGCCCCGGCGTCATAAAGGCGGACGCGCTGCGGTATGGGGCCGTCTGCCCGCCGTTGGCCGTGGATATGCCTACCTGGCTTTGGTGCGGTACAATCATCGGCATGGCTTAATGCCTCACGGGGCTGGATACGTTCTGCTGCAAGGCCCTGTCCCAATACCCGCCGTCTGTGCCGGACGGGGTGGCCTTGGCCCATTGGCCGTATGTCCCGACGGCGCTGCCGATGCCGCCCAAGAGCGTACCCGCCATAGCGAGATTGTTTGCCCCGCGCCCGGAACCGGCGTTGGCCCCCTGCCAGTTGTAAAAGGTCTTCTGATTCTGCGCCGAGTTGGCCGCGACAAGGTGCTGCCATGCGGCCTGATTGGCGTTGGACATGATGACCTCGGAATCATACTGGTGTTCCTGCGCGGATTCCGCCAACAAGGACAGGTTGCTGCCGCTGTCCATTTCAAAGCCGCTGGCCCCCATGTTGGCCCGCATTTCGCCCATAGCCCGCGCAGCCTGCCGCTGTTGCCGTTCCCGGTCGGCTATGCCCTTGGAAATCTCGTTCTGCGCAAGCTGGCGCTGTGTGGCGGCTTCGTTTTCAGCCACCTGCGCGTTGTAAGCAGCCGCGGCCTTTGCGCTGCGCTCCTGCGCGGCCTGCGCCTGCGCTTGGGCGTACATGCCCACGCCCGTGGAAATGGCCGTCACGGCGATGGACGCCACGGTGGCGATGGTTACGGCTTCGCACATTACCGTTCCCTCCAAAACACAAAAAAGGGTTCATCATGCAGGACCACGGGAGCCGCAGTTTCCACGGTAAAGCCCAACCAGCGCAGCCAGCGGACGGAAAGACGGTTCCGGGCATGAACGTAATTTTCCAGCCGGGGGAAGCGCGCCTGCATCCGTTCCACATAGGCCGGGCACTGGCGCAAAAATTCGAGAATGACGCGGCGCTCACTGATTGCCGAAGTTCCCAAAAGCCAGGGCGCGCCCCGGTAGGTGATGAGGCTGCCGTTTCGCGCTGCGCCCCACATGAACGCGGGCATGTCGTCTATGATGCACGTCCAGGCCAGTTCCGAGCGTTGCAGCGAAAAGGTCAGGGCTTGTGCCGGGGTGTGCCTGTGGCTGGCCCAAACTTCGCGCATGTCGGCAGGCCGCATGGCCGCAGCTATGGCCGCGATGTGTTCCGGCCTGGCGTCCTCAATTCTCCACCACGTTGTCATTGGTTCACCGCAATACGGCTGACCAGAGCCAGCACGGTTACAGGTGTCGGCATGTCGGAACGGATGCAGACAGTCACAATGTTGTCGGCAAGAGAGGGCACGGTGACGCTTTTCAGGCCGGAATACGGGGCGGGCGGATGCCCGTAGGGTTCCGTGGTGCGCCACTTCACGGCCTGCATTTTGGCCTCGTCAAAGGACAGGCCGACTTTCACGCCTAGGGAATCGCGGAACAGCACATTGACCGCGTTAATCTGCTTTTTCTGCGCCACGCTCGTGCCCGTCTGCGCCACCACCTCGACGGGCATGGTTTCCAGGTCAGCCGTATAGAGCAGGCCCACGGTCACGACCGACGCGGCATTGTCCAGAGTGACAGCGCCGTTTTCCACGGTTCGGGGCGGCTGCACCGCGCCGTCGGCAAAAATGCCCACTTCCATGCCTTCCAGGTGGTCGAGGCCCGAAAGCCGGGTGACGGGTTCCCCGGAGTAGGTCAACGCGGCGTCCATGAACACGGCCCCCGTGGGGTCGCCAGACAGATAGCGGGCGGCGGCGCGTTCCAGATAGAGCGCGCCGTTCCGCTCCACCACGGCAAACAGGGCGTCTTCAAAGCCGTTGGGTATGGCGCAGACGGCCTTGAAGCGCCCCTGGGTCGTGTGTTTGTGCCATGCGGCAATCTGGTGTTCCGCCTGGAAGGTGAGACCCAGAAGAACGCCGTCTTCCCGAACGGCCCACACAATGGAATCCGGGGCCTTGGCATACGTCCAGTCCACAATGCGGCCCGCTTCCAGCAGATGCGCGGCCATGATGGAAAGGTCGCTGCCGTTGTAGGAATCGGCGGCAAATTCGTATTGCAGGCTGCGCACCTGCCGCCCGCTGGCGCTGACGTGCAGGATGACATTGCCGATGATGATTGCCCGCCGCAGGGAGCTTCCCCAATACGATTGCGGCGTGGCCTTGGCGTTGGATGCCGAGAACGCGGAATCACCCCGCGGGCCGATTTCCCATTCCATACCGCCCATGCCGAGAATCAGGGAACGCAGGGGCATGAGCCAGTTGACGGGGGAAACTTCCTGGCTGGCGATGGTCAGTTCAATGGGCGTATCCGCCGCAGCGGGCTTGTAGGTGGCGAAGTTTCCATAGTCCCCGCTCTTGCTCATCCAGATTGTTTGCGGGCGGTTGGGACTGGACGCGAAGACAAGCCGCTGCTCATACAGGCAGACGGCCCCCGGATAGTCGCCGTTGGGGAACGGGTCATCATAGACAGGCGCGCCCTCTGTGGTGGACGGGGACACGTTGCGGTCAGTCCATGACAGATTTGACGTTTCGGCCACATATCCCGGCCTGCCGCCGTAGGATGCCTTGTAAATGCGGTACTCCACCGCGCCCTGCACGGCAGCCCACGTCACCGTTATGCTGGCCGTAGCCACCCAGTTGTTCGAGGCCGGGCCGTCCACGTTCACCCCGGCAGGCAGGCCGCTTTCCTTGCCGTCCGCGTTTACCGCCGTCACATAGTAGGTGTAGGGCGTCACGGCATCCCCGCCGCTGCGGCTGGCCGCCTGGCGCGCCGGAGAAGGCAGGGGGGACGTGAAAACCATTGCTTCAAACTGCCAGGAGGCATGGCCCAGCCGCTTCAGCTTCGTCGGGACAACGCCATGCACGGCAAGAAACAGCACGTCCGCGCTCTGCACATAGGAAAGCTGCTTCGCCTGCGCCAGGGTGTAGGGGCTGGGAATCTGGTAAATCTCGCCATCCCCGTTGAGAATAAAACCGTCCGGCGTGGCGACCCGCAGCCACTTCTCACCGAACACCAGGCAATATGCCTGTTCCTGGCTGAAGACGAACGGCACAAGCGCGGCGTCGCCCGGCAGGGCATCCAGCAGCACAAAGCCGGGCCGCTTCACCGCGCCGCCGTGGGCCTGCACAAGAAAATTCGTGAGGGTGCGGCATCCCTTGGTGTACTTGGCGAGGTCAACGCGCGCGGCCAGGCTGGGGGCCAGTTCCCCGGCGGTGAAGTCACCTTGCAGGACGGAACCGGGCATCGGCTACCTCCTCTCCGATGTAGGCAGTTGCAGCCCGAAACGCGCGGCCTTCCACGGCGAAACGCATGAGTGCGGGTTCTGCCCCGCGCAATCCCGCGCTATGGCCGTGGACAGGGAAATTTCGTAATTCTGGGCGCAAAACTGCTGCTTGCGCATGTCGTTGTTCTTGGCCGTCGCCAGTTCAGCGGCCAGCGCCCACGCCAGGGCGTCAGCGAATGAGGGCGGCCAGCGCAGGGGGTCAGTAACGCGCTGCACATAGAGCAGGCTTGCCGCCTCCTCCCGCGTCCGCAGGGCGTCCCCTTCCACCGCATAGGCCGGGGAACGATTGATGCCGCCGCAGCCGTCCAGACGGACAGGCCGGACGCAATCAGAGGGAAGGGCGTAGGCAAGGGGGTATTCGGCATTTTCCGGCGCGTCAGCCAGCACGGCCAGGGCCACGCGGCGCAGCGCGAACGTCCATGTGTGCGCGGCAAGAGCCATATCAAGGACGTGCTCAAACAGGGTGGAGCACAACGCGCCCAGCGTGTCCGTTTCCTGCGGCGATATGCGCTCGTCCAGTTGTTCGCCGCCCAGCCGGGCCAATGCGGTGTTGAAAAGCTGCACTGTGGATTTCATGCGTCCCCCTGTTGTGGGGCGGCCAGCCGCAGCCGCCCGCCCCTTTGCGGTCATGGACTAGGGCTTGATGATGGTCTCCGCCTGCTGCACGTCCAGGGCCAGCCCGGCGGTGAACGTGCCGCCCGCGCAGGTGGTGCTTACATTGTAGTTGAGGCACACATACCGCTTGAGGGCATGGGGAAGGCGCGCGGCCACGACCAGCCCGCCTGCGGCAAGCTGCGCCGCCGTAATCGGGAAGGTGGCGACGGTCACGGGCGAGGAAAGCGCGCCGGAAGAGAGCGCGTCGGAGGTCTTCAGCTCAACGCTCAAGGCCCCGGCGGTGAAACCGTCGGCCTGCACGACCAGGGAAATGCGTTCGGAAGGCCCGTGGTCGCCGGGGCCAAGGTCAAGGATGTTGGTGGAAGCCGCCGTGGCGGTGACTGCCTGCTCTTTGGAAAAAGTGTTTTCCGCGTCAAGAATCATGGTTCGCTCCTTGGCATGGGCCGGGCCGTGCGCCCGGCCCGTTGGTGCTGGTTAGGAAATGGCGCTTTCCGTGTTCACAATGCCGTCGCAGCGTTTCACGGGGATGCCGTCGAAGGTCAGAACCTTCTTCCCCTCGACGGTTTCCGGCGTGAGCTGGACATTGCTCTTGTTGGTCTTGGCGAGGCGCAGGCGCGTCCTGGCGGAACGGTTCATGTACCAGACGGGGCGGCCCAGCTTTTCGTCGGGCAGCAATTCGCTGGCCTGAATCATGAACTTGATGAGGTTGTCGTCGGTGATGCTGGACAGCTTGATGTTGGCGATGCGCACGATGTAACGCCAGTCACGCACGACCAGGCCGATGTCCCACTTGTAATGCGTGCGGTAGCCCTGATACTGGCCGACCTGCCCGTTAGGCAGGGTCATTTGCAGGGTCACTTCGCCCAGGTCGGTGTGCTGGAATCCGGCCTTGCTGCCCTTGGGGTAGATGCCGAAAACGGTATTCGCGCCCCAGGCCACAAGCCAGATGGAAGTCAGGTCAGCGCCCGTGCCGCCCGCGTCGATGACGTTTTCAGCCGTCGCGGCCTTGGTCTTGTCCAGGGTGGCGAAGCGCGGGGCCAGGCCGAGGAAGCGTTCGGGATGCTTGGCGGTGTCCCCATAGAACAGGGTGGACGCCTGCGCCTTGTTCATGGCCTGCAAGAACGCCTGGTCTTCGGACAGGCGGAACGCGGCGGTGTTGTTGTTCAGGTCGGCCAGCGCCTTGTCCACTTCGGCGTAGGCTTCCAACATGCCGCAGGTGTCCGTAATCTGCTGCGTCTGGCTCTTGGACTGCGGGACGCCGTAGTTGAGCAGACGCCAGGCGACTTCAGGGAGGCCCGTGCGGATGGTGGTTCTATGCCCCGTGGGCAGGTTGCCTTCCTGGAACAGCATGTCGTCCAGAACTTCGTTCGTTTCGGACAGGAGTTCCACAATCTTGTCAATCTTGCCGTCTTTGTCGAGGCGCTTGGCAACGTCACCCAGCGTCGCAACCGTGGTTCCGAGAACTGCCATGTGCTTTCTCCTTCCGGCTACGCGCCGGGGTTAGTGGTTCATGTTGGGATACAGGACTTCGGCGGCGCTCTTGGCCTGCCCTGTGTTCTCACCGCGGAAACCGGGTTCGGCCAGGGCCTTGCCCACCTTCGCCATGAAGTCCCACATCTTCGGGTGGCTGCCCAAATTTGTCTGGTCGAGCAGGTCAAACAATTCCTTGTCGCCAAACTGGCGCATGGCGGCCTGAATGTGGCCGCGTTCCGCCTCAAAGGCGGGGCGCTTCGTTATTTCCGCCTCCCATCCCTTGCGGGCTTCAAGCATGGCCTGCGTCTGGGCTTCCACCATGCGCTTGCCCGCTTCAGCCATGCGGGCCTCGTACATGCTGCCCAGCTTTTGGGCCTGCCCCTGTGTCAGCCCGATTTCCTTGGCCGTCTTGCGGAAGTCCCCCAGCAGGTCATTGTCCACCTGGGTTTCCGCCGCGAATTTCAGGTCATAGCCTTCAGGCTTGTCCGGCACTTTGGCTGCGGGGTCGTCCGGCTTCCCCTGATTGCCCTGCTTGTTGGCGTCCTGCCCCTGCTGCCCGGCGTTCCGGCCTGCCGCCTGCTGTCCCTCTGTGGCATCGCGGGACATGAGGCTGCCGTTCTGCACGTCGCCGGAAAGATTGCCGCCGCTGTTCCCGGCGGACTGGTTGCCCTGCGGCTGGCCCGCAGGCTGGTTGTCCGTGGTGGACGCAGGCGCGCCGCCGGGGTTTTGGCCTTCCGTTGTCATGCTCATTGCTGTTTCTCCTTTCGCGCCGCCATGTACGCGGCAAAGTCCTCGCCGCTCTCACGCAGCAGGGCGGCGACTTGCCCCGGCGCGGCTTTTTCAATCTTTGCCGCGAGCCAGAGGCCCACGGCGCGCAATCCCTCATTGTACTCCGTGCTGCGGCCTCCCCGCGCGTAGGACGGCCCCATAGCCCTTGAAACGCTCAAGATGAGCCGGAATATGCGCCGCGCGTTTTCGTTGCCCAGCGCCGCTTTGAAATCGCTTTCTTCCTGTTCGGCATCCGGGCGAACGAAAAAGAAAAAGATGCCCTGTCCCTGCGTCTGGCTCATTGCATTGCCCCCCTCTCCTGCAAAGCCTGCATGACTTCGGCCTGTTCCGCGTCCTGCGGCATAATGTTCTTCATGGCCGCCGTGCCCTTCTGTGCCGCGTCCGCGCCCTGCTGGGCGGCCGCCAGCATTTGCATTTGCGCCTGCTGCTGCATCCGCTGGTCACGCTTGGCTTCCAGTTCGTCGTCGGAAAGAATGAGGTTCGGAGGCGTACCCAGCAGGTCGGCGTAGGTATCCACCAGCGCGTCGAGATTCAGCTTATCGAGCGGCGCGGGGTTGCCTGCCATTTTGGCAAGCTGGCCCGTGCGGGTCACAAGCTTGTCAACTGCGGCAAGCCCGGCCTGCTTCTGGGCCTGGGCCAGTATGCTGATGAACTCCACCTTGATAGGCTGGCCAGCCAGTTCCGGCGGGGGGAAGGCCACAAGCCCGGCCCTGTCCATGATGCCGTACACGCGCTCAATCAAAGGCTGGAACAGTTCTGACCGCAGCCTGTCCAGAACGGGGCCGAGCATCAGCAGCTTTTCCCCGTTCCGTTCCGCCACTTCCGTGGCCGTCATGTTCTTGTTGGCCTCCGAAATCATCAGGAACAGGTCATTGTGGAAGTGCTGCTGAATCTGCTGCTTCAGCCCTTCTTTTTCCGCAGCGAGGGCTTGCAGGTTGGCCCGCGTCTGCACCAGGGGCCGCACAACTTCCTGCCCCTGGGCAAGGGCGTTCGTGTAATTCACGGCGCGGGGAGAGATGTCGAGCGCCCCGGTGACGCCGCTTTGCTGCACGAGCATGGGCGGCGCGACCTCAAGCTCAAGGGAAAGCCGCCCGTCTTCGGTCAGCTTTTGCAGTTGGCGGCAGTCCCCCAGCGCGTCCATTGCCGGGCTGGCCCCGTAAATGTCGCTGCCTGTGACCACCCAGCGGGGGCAGAGGGCCGGGAACTCGTAGTAGCCGCTGTCTTCCAGTACGTCCCGGTTGCCGCCCTCAAGCACAAGATAGACGCTGCGCCAGGGGCGCTCATTGCCTTTCAGGCTGCCGCGCCGGGTGTCCCCGTTCGGTTCCACGGCATGCAGGATAGTCAGCCATTGCCGGGCATCCTGTTCAGCCATATGCCGGATGTTGTCGGGGCACGTTTCCGGCCATGCTTGCACGACCTGCCGGGGCGTCATGCGGATGCGGCGGTACAAGGTGTCCACACGCCCGTCTTCCCCTGCATCAAGGGCGTATTCCCCCACGGTCAACGTGCGGCAGCGCATGATATTCTTGGGGTCTTCCTCAATGACCACGCAGCCCGTGCCGAAACAGGCCAGTTCCGTGTACTGGACATGAATCTGGTCGTAAAAATTCGACTGCGCGAACACGGCCACCATTTTGTTGTATGTGTCCTGAAGCCACGTTTTGGCCGCGGCGCTTTCCGCAAGCTCCTTGTCCTGGAGCGTGAGGGAGAACCAGGGCCGGGCGGGAGAGGTAAGGCCGGACTGCATGCCGTTGGCGAGGATGCGCAGGGCGCGGATGCCCATGCCGTCTTCCAGAAAGTTTCTGCTTTCGCCGTTGTTCGTTTCATCCCCGGCGTCCAGAAAACGCGCACGACGCGGGAGGAAGTGCCGGGCAAGGTCGCGCCAGTGCGCTTCCCAGCCCCGCTTCCTCTCGTCTTCCAGCTTCTTCAGCCTGCGGACGTAGTGGTTGATTTCCTCCCGCGTCAATGTCGCGTCCATGTTCATTCTCCCAGCAGTTTCTTTCCGCCCGTCTGGGCGGCATCCTGCACACCCATGCCGCGGGTCAGGATGGTGTCGGAACGCCCGGAAGCGGCCTGACGCCGTTTGCGTTCCGCGTCTGCCGCGCCCTGTGAATTGGTTTCCGCCTCAATGGGCGCAACAATGGGCGGGGCCACCGGGGCCGGGGTCACTTTCGGCGTGCTTCCGCCGCCTCCTCCGCCTCCGCACATACCTTGCCTCCTATGCGTAGAGGTTTGACGCCTGCACGGCCCGACGCGGCAGGCTGGAATTGTGCAGCATGAAGCCGGGCTGCATGGGGAAAACCGCGCACAATGCGGGGTCAACGATTCTGGACAGGCAATCAATCATGTCGTCATGGGACGATACGGGGAAGGTCAGATATTCCTGCCTGTAAAAGTCGTCCGTCAGGTCATAGGCCGTCTGTTCCATGGACATTTTCAATATCCTGTTCGGGAAATACATGCGGCCCTGCTCGAACACGGGCACAAGACGGCGTATCCTGTCCGTCTTGGGCAAGTTTCCGCCCAGCTCCACAATGGGAAAACGGTAATTCTCCCGCTCCATTTCCATGCGGATATGTTCGATGTCCGCCTGCATCCCGTAGCGTTCATAGCCGGTCATGGCCGGATTCCATTTGCGGTGCAGTTCAAACAGCAGGCGGGTGCGTTCGGCCAGATTCAGGCGGTCATGGATGCCGTCGAGGACGTAGTAATTGCGGTCAGCGTTGAGGCCCACGACCCACATGGACGTGTAATCGCTGCCCTTTTTCTTTTCGCTGGCAGGGTCAACGACGATGTAGCGGTTCATGCCCCTGGCGTCCGGGGCGTCGCCGGGCAGGCGTTTCCACCAGTCGGCATTGAAGCCCTGGGCCTTGTCGGCAAGGGGGTTTTGGAGCATCTGGCAGGCGAAGATGTACGGCCCCATGTCCCGGCGCTTTTCGGCCAGTGCTTCCCTTGTGAGGAACACGGGTTCCCCTTCCGGCGTCCCGTCCACGGTTGCCGGATAAATGCGGGGAACGACGCTTTTCTGCTCAAGAATGGCGGCATAGGTATCCGCAGCGTGGTAGCGCGTCCCAATCATGCGGATATGCCCGCCGCGCGCGCCCAGGTTCAGGCTGACGCGCCAGGCGTCGGTCGTCTTCTTAATCATCTCCGGCGTGGTCACGCTCTCCGGCGTCACCACGTCGTCATAGATGAGCAGGCCGAAATGCCGCCCGATAGGCTGACCGTCCACCAGCCCCCACGCCTCCACCGTGGCTTCCTTGGGGTTCGTGCTGCGGCGGACAATCAGGCCGTCGTCTTCCGACCAGGTGCGGCGCTCCCCCTTGGCCGGAGGCATGATGTGGGGGAACAGGGTTTGCAGCAGTCTGTTTCCCTCAAACTCGCGCTTAATCTGCCGCAGGAACGACTTTGCGACAGGGCGGGAATGGGAGAAAATGCCCACGGTGATTTCAGGATTGCGCAAAATTTCCTGTATGGTCAGCGCAACGGTGATGATTGTGCTTTTGTAATGCTCACGCGCCCACAGGTCTAAACGCCCGTCCGGCTCCTGCTGCACCTCGCGGCAGCGGGCATACAGAAATTCATTGACGGCATCAGTCCGGCCCAGCCCCACGACAAGCAGAAAGAACAAGTCCCCCTGCAACATGGCGCGCACGTCCGCGTCCGTCTTCAGGGAATGATAAAGGGCAAGAGCTTCCTTCAGCGTCATGGGATTATTCCTTCATCCCCGCTATGGACTTCAGGGCTTCAGCCACGGCGGGCGAAATGGAAAGGCTCATGTCCACATTGGAGCCGACAGCGCCGGAAAGCTCGACGTGCTGGCCCACTTTGCCGAAGCCGCGTTCCAGCAGCGTGGATGCCGCGGTCACGCGGGCGCTGTCCGAGCCGTTGGCGGCAACGTCCGCCAGGGTATCCACACATGCCGGGCCGTACTGGCGGGCGCGGTCTATGATTTCATCCGGCGTCACCGGGCGGGAAAGGGGCACAAGGCGCAGCTTCTTCTTGCGCGTGGCCCTGGCCTTGCTGTTTGCCTGCTTCGCCATGTTTCCAGCCCTACTTGTCCAGCATTTCGTCTATCTGCCGTTCCATCCTGGCCTTGCCGTGCAGCAGTATCCGCCGCACCATCCGGGGCACGGGAAAGCCAAGGCGCATGGCATGGCCCATGACGCTGACCGATTCCTGCGCCACCAGATAGGCAATGAAGGCTTCCAGCACAGGCAGGGACATGTGGATGGCCAGTTCCATGCAGGCATCCACGGCGGCCACCAGCACGACGTACAGGCAGTAGGCGGGGATTTTCAGCGCGCCGCGTTTGAGGACACGACAGGAGAACTTGCCGCGCCTCAATGCCTCCCACAGCCCGAAAAGCAGGTCAGCGCACCACATGGACACAAGCCAGTAAATCAATGCGGGTTCCGTGGAAAACCACGCGGCCACGGCGGCAATGGCTGTCTTGACGTGCCAGGACACGGCGAGGGCTTGCGTGTAGTATGTCCAGTCAGCGAGATGTTCAGTCATTACGGGGTTCCCGCGTTCGCGCGGCCCACTGCCGCGCGGCCCGTTTGTCGGCGTTGCATTCGGAGAGGCGTTGCCGGAGGTCGATGTTGTAGCGAGTGACGGCAATGGCATAGGCCCGTACATCACTTCCCTCCGTCATGCCGCTGGGCGGCGTCGGTTCCGGGCATTCCGCCAGCAGGCTTTCCGGCGGCGTCAGCACCTTGATTTCCGTTCGGCAGGCACACCCTGCGAAGACGGCACAGAAAGTCACTGTCAGACAGGTCAGCAGCGTTTTTTTCAACTTCATGCAGGGCATCCCGGTGCTCCTGTGCGGTTTGTGCGGCTTCCCGCCGCTCCCTGTTGCTGGCGGCTATGGCGTCCGCGTCGGCCGTGCGCGTCGTATCCGCAAGGCTGGTCTGCTCCTGAAGCCGCGCCACTTCGCCGCGCAAGGCAGAGGAATGCATGAACAGCGCCGCATTAAGGACGAGGCTGCCGAGCAGCGCGCCCGCAAACACGATGCGCAGCATCACAGCCCCCTCACATATTCGCGGAGGTTGGCGACACGGTTCATCCAGCCGTGATAGAACTTCTTTTGCTTGGGCTTGCTGGCGATGATGGCCTCATAGTATGCACGGCGCGCCTTCAGGATGGCGTCATGCACGGCGGGCGTGTCGGCATGGGTCAGGGCCGCGCGGGTCAGCGGGCCGAGAACGCCGTCTTCATCAAGACGCGCGCCTTGCCCGGCGGCGTTGTAGCCGCGCTGTGCCAGCCTCACGCCCCAGGCGCGGCCATGATTCACGGCGGCGTCGTAGATGAGGCAGGCCATGCGCAGGGGCATCCCGTCGTCCAGGTGCAGGCGGTTCCAGAACTGCCAGCGGAAAAGGCTTGTGGCCTGGTCAGGCGTCAGGGTCTTGATGACGTCGCGGGTAATGGGCAGGCGTATCTGCATCCTGTGCAGCGTTTCCCGGTTGGCCTGCGATTCTTCGGCCAGGCCGCGCAGGAACGCGAGGGAAACGCCGTGATTGGTGATGCCGCCCCGGTCGTCCGGGTCATCGGTCAGCCCGCCTTCTGCGGCCTTGGTGAACTTGTTGGCGATTTCAAAATTGTCCGGCATGAGGAACGCTCCCTTTTGCGGGGAAGCGTACCACGGCATTTTTGTGGACTGCGGCTATAATACAGGCTAGATACAGGCTAGATACAGGCTAGGTACAGTTGACAGGTTTTCGGGGAATTGACAATTTCTGCCCGAAGCCCTATCAAAAACGAAAGGGCGGCAGGTTGCAGCCCGCCGCCCGAGGGGCATCACCTCCGTAGATTTTCTCTACATCAGCTTACGCCCCGGAGGAATGGCCGTTCCTCCGGGGCAACTCATTTTTTCAGCCCAAGAGCTTCAAAACGAGAGCCGCAAGGACGGCGGCCAGCAATGCGGCCAGCACGTCCCGCAGGAACTGCGCCATAGGCATCACCTCCTTTCGGAGTGACACCCCGGCCAAACACTACATGCTTTCCCCCTGGCCTTCAACGGTCTTGCGTTTCAGCCATTCCCACAGGTCGTAATAATTGGCCTGGTACTTCTTGCCCAGCATCAGGATAGGCGCGCCGTCCGCCTTCCATTCGCGCACTGTTTTGACATGCACACCGAAGACGGCGGCTATTTCCTCCGCGCCGCACATATGGACGGGCGCGAAAATGGGTTGAGATTCAGGCGCGGCGCAGTCTTTGCCTTCCATCACTTTCCTCCGCGCCCGAAGCGTTCAAACTTCCACGCCTTCGCCTTGCTGTCCCACTGGACGGCCACGAAGAACAATTCGGGGAACTGTTCGGCGGCCACCTTGATTTTTGCGCGGGCGTCGTCCCGCCAAAAGCCCTTGGTTTCGTGAAAGCCCACGCTGCCGTCGGGAAGCATCAGGTAAAAATCGGGGTTGTAGGTTGTCCTGTCCGCCAGGCGCAGGGCCACGGCCTCGAACTTCCAGAACACGATTTTCCCGGCGCGCCGCAGGGCTTCCAGCCGTCCGGCGTACCTGGATTCCAGCTTGTTCATGCGTTCGGCCACATAGCCCAGCGTCGGGTCAGCAGGTTTGCGGCCCTTTGCCGCGGGCCGCGGCTTGTTGCGGTCAAGACATTCGCGGGCAATGTCCCGCAATGGCCGTTCGGTCGCCTGCGGCCCCTGCGCCACGGCCTTGTGCATCCACTTCTCAAGCCCGCCTGCGGCCTGTATGTCGCGCGCGTTCACGGATTGCGTCATGCTCCTCCCCCTTCCGGCCTATGCGGGCACTGTGCCCACGATTGCGGGCACGTTCTTTCCTGCCAGAGCAATCATGTCCGCCGCTGTGCTGCCGTCTTCCATGACTTCGCCGGGGGCGATGCCCTGCAATGTGGGGCGGGAAAGGCCAAGTTCACGCAGCAGACAGCGCCGGGCCTCCGGGCGACCGTGGGCAACAAGCCAGATTTTTTCATTGGCGAGATACAGGGACGGGGTGCGCGCCTGCTTCTCTGGCCCCCAGATTGCCAGCCGGAGGCGTTCGTACACCTCCGGCGTCTTCCATGATTCTTCGCACTCGTCGCCTTCCGGGTTGCACTCGTCGTAAAGGGCGGTCAGCTTGTCATCCAAAAGCGACCACAGGCGGCGGCCTTCATCATCCTGTCCGGCCTCCCAACGGGGGCGCAGGTAGGAAAGCACGTCGCCCACAAGGTTGGATATGACTTCGAGGAGATGGACTATCATTGCGGCCTGATTCCACCGCCACGAGTGTTCACAGGCGTCCAGAATCTTCTTGCCCTGAATCTGGGCAATGATTTCCCCCACGGGCAGGGTGTGCCGCAGGTGGTCACATATCAGGCCGGAGGCATGGATGATTTCAACGGCAAGGTCATGCAGCCGCCCGGTTTCATGGTCTTCCAGCGGACGGGCCAGGAACAGGCACATCGTCACCGTTCCGGCCTGGATTTCCCATTCAAAGCGCCGAGTGCTGCCGGGCGCATTGAATACCCGGCAAGCCCGCGTCTTGAGGCAGCGCGCCGCCATAGACGCATGGCGGTATGACGTGCCGCAATATGGGCAGACGTGATTTTTCATGGCTGATTCTCCTACCAGTTCGCTGCGGCGTAGTCGTCACGCTCGGCATCCGTCAGGTTGCGGGTGCGCTGTTCGGCGCGGGCGTCCGGCAGCCTGCCTATGTGCATTGTCCGCCGGGGCGCGTCGGAATGCGTGTCCAGCGGCCAGAGGACGCCGAAGCCCTTTTCCCGGTCAAAGGCCAATGGCCCGCCCGGATAGTTCGGCGGCATGAACACGGCGTCGCGGCGTTCCAGCTCGTCCACTGTGGGGCCGGAATGCCGGACGGGCTGGCAGGAAGGGCAGGGAATGGCAAACTGCATCCACTTCCCGGCCTCCGTGCGCGCCCAGCCCCAGCGCACGGCATAATTGCCGCAGGCAGGGCAATCCGCGTCCGGCACTATGCGCTTTGGGTTCGCGGCCTTCCAATCGCTCCAGAGGTTTTGCCAGGCGCGCGGCAGGTTTCGGGGCAGGCTTTCCAGGTCGCACAGCTTGTCCGTGATGAACTTCACGGCCTCGTCGGGGATATGCTTGACGCGCTCAAACCACACGTCCCGCATATCGTCGTTTTTCTTTGCGTAGCCGAAGACGGCCCAGATTTCTTCAAGGGCTGTGTCGAACACTTCGCGCTTCATAACTTCCCCTCCGCCGCTGCCTGTAAAATCGCCATGCGCTCCTTGTGTGTGCGCGTGGGCCTGCCTCCGTCATTGCCGCCCGGCGGCCGGGCCGGAGCGGCGCGGGCTTTGACGGGCTGTTCCCACAGTCGTGTTTTGAGATATTGCGCCAGGCCCAGCGCGTAACCGGGATTCCAGAAGCCCGCTTCCATGCGGCGGGTGAAGTCGTCAATGAGCCTGGCATTGCCGGGGTATCGGCTGCGCCCTGTGCGGTCACGGCTGGCCTTGAGTTGCTTGTATTCCGGGAATCCGGCCAGCGGGCCTTCAGGACGCACGGCATTGTAGGCGTCGCGCAGTTCCATGAACTCAATGCCCGGCCCGTCCAGGTCAACGGCAGGGTCTATGCCCGAACTTTCCCCGTCAGGACGTGACGGCTTTTCTCCATCCCCTCCCGTGGGGCGCTCTAGGGAACGCGCGGGATCTTCGTTCACAGGATTATCTACAGGGGGGGTATATGTATTTATATTCTTATCTTCTCTCCTCTTATCTCCTCTAGCGTTACCGTGCGTCACAGTGCGTTGCGCTGCGTCACACTGCGTCACAGGTGCGTCACACTGCGTCACAGTGCGTTGCGCTTCAGCCTCTGCGGCGCGCTTCCTGGCGCGGTATTCCCGCGTCCGTTCCGCGCTGTCGTCCTCGCGCTTGGGCTGGCGCTTGTCCCAGTTTGCAAGCCGCCCCTGCTCAATAAGGCCCTTGCCCTTCATAGCCTCGACAATGGCGCAGGCTGCGCCGTCATCAAGGCCCAGCACCACGTCCGCGCCCTCGCAGTCAAAACCGTCCACGTCGCCGCGGGTGTCCGCTTCGCAGGCCCGTTCAAGGAGCATGGCCCATACGGCCAGCACGGCGGCCACGTTCTGGCCTGCGCGCCGGGCGACGGCGGCGAATTTGGGGTCAGTGGCGGAGCCTGTGTACCATCGGAGCCAGTTCATGCTATGCCGCCTCCCTTGTCGTCGTTGCCGCTTGCTGGTAGGGTGAGGCCATTGGAGACCGACTATGGACATAGCCATGGAATTTGACCGGGAAGAAGACGGGCGCTGGATTGCCGAAGTGCCCAGCCTGCCGGGCGTCATGGCCTACGGGGCCACGCGTGACGATGCCGGGAACCGCGCCCTTGCCCTCGCCTTGCGCGTGGTGGCCGACAAGCTGGAAAACGGGGAATATCCTCACCCCATGCACAGCATCAGCGTTTCGCGCCATGAGCCGGTGGCCGTCCGTTAAGGCGCGCCGGTTGCTTGCGGCCTTGCTGGCCATCGGCTGGACGGAGAAGCGTCGCGCAGGTTCGCACCGCACCTTGTCCCGGCCAGGCTGGCCGGATTTCGTCTTTGCCTTCCACGACCAGGAAGAGATGGGGCCGCGCATGCTGGCCCGCATTGCGGGGCATACCGGCCTGACGCCGGAAGACCTGTAGTTTTCGGGCATAATTTCGGCCCCGCCCATCGGCCCGCTTCGGCGGGCCGTTTCATTTCCGGCTTTCGGCATTTGCATCACATATCTCCTGCGGGCAGGCCGCACCCGATGCCCCATGAATCAGACACAACAGGCGGCAGGACGGCACGGGCGTCCTCCGGGCAACGCTCGCAACGCGGTTCCCCGAAGCACTCAACACGCTTGCCGCACGGCAGCGGCGAAAGCGTCCGCAGGCTCATCCGCTCGCAGTAGTGCATGGCGTCAACCTGGGCCTTTGCTTCTCTCCGTGCCCGTTCCGCCGCGCGACGGCAAATATCCGAGCAGTAGGCGGAGTTGAAATAATCGGGGAAAAACGGCTTGCCGCAATGGCAGCACTTGCGTTCCGGGTAGCGGTGCGACGAGGACGTTTTCTTTATCGCCGGGGCTGCCGTGGCCTGCGCCTTCAGCCGTTCCAGTTCCGCCCGTGCCGCGTCCCTGTCCATGCGTAGGGATTCCGCAAGCACAGCCCCCCGCTGCAATTCCCGCCGCACCAGTTCCGCGTCGAGGCGGTCAGCCGCGGCCCGGCCTTCTTCCAGCGCCGTGAGCACGTCCATTCCATCCGGCAGCCGTCCGTCGCGCCCTTCCAGCAGGTGCATACGAATGCGCGCCGCGCGCAGCAGCCTTTCCTTCGTGCGCTCGTCCATTACTCGTCCTCCCCGAAGCTGACCGTGGCGGGACGTATTACCAGCCTTTTACCGACGTTTGCCGCAAGCGCAGCCAGTTCTGTCCGATTCAAATCAGTGACGGCAGGGCATTCCCGGACGAGCCGCCCCCAGAAAAAGGCCGCCCCGCGCAGGAACTCGCTTGTGGATTGCCCGGCCTCTGCGGCGTCGTCACGGATGGCACGGGCAACCAGCGCGGAAACTTTGAAATTCTGGTTGCAGGTCATGCTTTCAGGGGCATCAGCCATGGGCATCCTCCTTCGGGGAGGAAAAAGCTTTTTCCGGTGCTTTGTAGATGAAAGCGTGCAGCTTCAGGATGTTTGCCCCGCTTAAGGAGGCTTCGCCCTTCAGGAAGCGGTAGAGGCTGCCAAAATCCACCTTGGCCATGAGGCTCAATCTGTGCGTGTTCGTGCCCGTGGCCGCCATAAAGTCCCGTAGGTCTGTGCGGAATGTTTCGATGTCCATGGCTTAATTTTATGGATTTATCCATAAATGTCAAAGCAAGAATTATGGATTTTTTCTATGGGTATTCCCAAAGAAAATCGGTAGGTAGGAAATATGGGAGCTTCAGACGATTTTAGAAAAATTTTGGAAGATGCCGAGAAAACTCATTCAAGCCTCAACAAACTGTGCCTTGAGGCCGGTGTGGATTATGCCAGCATCTACAAGTGGCTGCGTGGGCAACAAAAATCGTTGAACCTGAATACGGTTGCAAAAATCTTGGATTTTCTGGGCATGAAGATTCAGGCCCCGTCCGAGGCAAAAGCAATCGCCACCACAAAGGACGTGTGCTTCGTGGACGCCAAGGTCGTCCCGGCGGGAGAACACATCGCCCCGCCGCAGGCAGAGGACTACATCGCCGCGCCGATGGTCGGCGAAGTCGGCGCAGGCCGCGGCTATATAGCGCAGGAAGACGTGGAAAGCTGGTTCCTGGTCTACAAGCATGCCTTGCCCGCAGCGCACAGCAAAGACCTTTTCGCCGTACAAATCGGCCCGCAATCCGTTTCCATGCAGCCCACGCTGAACCCGGGCGACATTGTGCTGGTGGACAAAGAGGTGCAGCACGTCGAGGCGTTCCTTGGCCGCATGATGCTGGTGAAGGAGCCGGACAAGGAAAGCGGCATGATAAAGCGCATCGAGCTTACCCCGACAAAAGATGACACCCTCATTACGTTCTACAGCGACAATGCGGCACGGTTTCGGCCCATGGTCTACAGCCTTCGGGATGAATACGACGGCGACTTGAACAACGCCATCGTGGGCCGCGTCATTTGGGCGTGGAGCGATGTGAGGAACAAGTAACACCAAATTTTTTACTATTTGAAATTACAAATGAACAGCACATTTCTAATAGCTACATTTGGTGGCTTAGTAGCAGCCTTTTCAAAATTTATTTTTGATTTTTTTTTAGCGCGATTATCAATTGGAAATAGTTTAAAAAAAAGAAAAGGAGAAATATTATTGGAAAATAGAATGGCTATATTAGATAAAATTTTTATTGTACTTGAAAAATCATTTTCCAATGCTATAATAAATAAAGATATTAATTCTGTAGAAAAATTATTATTAGAAATATCAAAAAACTCTATTCCCTTGGGATTATATTTTAGTGAAGAAGAGAATATGAAACTGAATAGAGTTATTGATGAAATCAAACTATCCTCTCAAAAAGGATACAAGAACTGGGGACAATTTAGAGTCGTAATGGAAGAGTATAAAAAATGCTTAGGCGTAAATTAAGAAAAGCAAACTTATTCATAATGCGGATGAAAAATAAAGAAGGTAGAGAAACAAATAAACCTTGTTATCCAATTATAATCCCAAAAAGGATTACATCTTCAGATTTTTCTAATTTTTTATATTCAGTGGAATTTATATTTGGAGAGAAATTAGATCAACCACTTATCATAGAATTCCAACGCAATTTCTATTCATCATATCTTGCTCTTCTTGTTATTTATATGATTTTAAAAATAACAACTGAAAATCAATTAGCGCCATTATATATATTTCATTGTTCTGAAAAAATAAAAGCAGACTTAATCAAGAATGGTTTTTTAGGATTATATGATGCCTATTTACGGTACAAAAAAGATAGCATAGATAGCGCATTAGAAAAGCTAGAGGAAAAGCAGACAGCAAATAATGAAGTGTTTATTTTGCCGCAACCATTAGGGAATGCATTGGACGTCAACGAAGAAAAGGTATTAGAAAAATTTTTATCAAAAATTAGAAAATTTTATATTGACAACAACAATAGCAATGCATTAGATATTATATCTACATCAATTACAGAAATTGTATCTAATTTTTGGGCACATGCAAACTGTCCAGATGATACAATTATTTTTGCAAGAGGTAACAATAAAATATTTTATTTATGCATACTAGATATCGGCGTTGGTGTCATATCAAATCTTTTGCCTATATTAAATACAAACGAAAAATCTTGCTTGCTACAATGTATTAACAGAGGAATATCATCAAAATTGCCAGATAAAAATTCTTATCATATGGGAAGGGGACTATATTATATAAGAAAGATAGTCGAAAACAACAATGGTGAATTAAATATTTGGTCAGAAGGATTCCATCTTACACTAAAAAACTCCTCTAAAAGTGTAAATGAGTGTGGCTATTGGAGGGGGTGTATTCTTGAATTGAAACTTAGTGTAAAAAATGCTAAAAAATTATCAGATTGCATTTGAACTTTAAATCTGTTAAAATATAAAAAAGGAGATAACTAACAATGAAAAACACTATAGATATTTCTGATTACGGCACAGTTATTGTTTCAATATCAACCGCAGATAAAATTGCTCAAGAATGTATTAACTGTCTCTCAAACAATGATTCTATTACAATCAATTTTGATGGATTAATTTCAATAACAAGCCAATGTGCAAACGCTATTATTTCAAAGATTTATAATTATATAGGAAAAGATATTACGCAACGTGTGTTTTTTAAAGTGACAAACGATAACATCAATTTTATATTGACAGATGCAATGCAATACGCTCTTACTGCTCACTCTTGACTGATTTAGTTTAATAATTATGCACAGTCTCGATATATTGTTTTTTTATGTCAAAGCATTAATTGCATAGATCTTTCTTATCCCCCGCCCCTCACCGAGGGGCTTTTTTATTTGAACGCAAACCCCATTTCCCTGCCTGATTTCCGGCAGCCCTACGGCTGGCGCGGCGTTCCCGTTTGAAAGCAAATCGTGTTTGGCTGTTTCCATAGTCTTATCAAAAATTATGTGGAAATCCAAATTTTTTTCTTGCATTGTATGTAGAAATCCATAATACTGTCCTTGCCAACGGGGGGAAGGCGGCGAACACGGGCCACGGCCCAGAGTAGCCAAGGCCAAAACCTGGCGGCAACCGCTGGGCGGCATTGAGGCCCGGACATGAGCCGGGTGGACGCCTTCAGAGAGCGCCCCGCAAGCGCGACGAGAGGCCCGACAAGGCGGCTTTGAGAACGGCATCAAGAACGAGGGAGGCCGCGTAATGTGCTACGGCATGGGGTGCCGCTTTGAGCGGCATGACGGCGATTGCGACAAGCCGCGGAACGTCCGCTGCCCGATGGAAGACCCGGAGGGATGCGAGGCCGACATGGAGCGTCGGGAATGGGAGCTGGACGAGTATTATGAACAAGAGATGGAACGCCGCAGGGAGGCGCGCTATGTCTGAACGCTTTGAGATAATTTTCAACATCGTGGCCTGCATCATGGCGCTGCCTGCCTTATTCGTCAGCGTTTACGCCGTGGCCTATGCGCTCCTGGGGGTGAAGTGATGGATGCCCGGATGCTCCACGACGAGGCCCGCGCCTACCACGCCACCAAGGCGCTTTCCAAGTCCAGCATGGACGACCTGCTGCGCTGCCCGGCGCACTTCAAGCAAACCCTGGACGAAATGGACGGCACGGAACATGGGCAGACGCCCGCCATGCTCATGGGCAGCGTGTTCCACGCCATGACCTTGGAGCCGGACAGCCTGGCGGCGCAGTACCGGGTGCGCCGGCACTCCGGCAGCACCAAGGCCGGGAAGGAAGAAGCCGCAGAGGCCGCAGCGCAGGGCGTTGCCCTGGTGGCCCCCGATGTGTGGGAAACCTGCCACGCCATGAGCGTTGCCGCCTCGCTCCATCCCGTGTTCAAGGCGGCGCGCGGGGCGGACGACTGGCAGGCCGAAACAAGCGTCTACTGGCAGGAACGCGGCAGCATCCCGTGCAAGGCCCGCATTGACGCCCTGGCCTCGCTTCCCGGTTTCGGCCTGTGCGCCATTGACCTCAAGAGTACGACCGACGCCAGCCCGGATGCCATATCAAAGCACGTTTACGACTACGGCTACCACAGGCAGGCCGCATGGTATCTCCACGCGCTGAAGGCCGCAGGCATGGACGCCCGGCAGTTCGTCTTCCTGTTCGTGGAGAAGGCCGCGCCCTACCTGACTACCGCCGTCACCGTGGCCGAGAGCGCCATTGGCGTTGCCTATGACGAAATCCGCAGCGCATTGGACAAGTACGAGGAATGCGCCGCCTCCGGCGTGTGGCCGGGCTACACGAACGAAATTGTGACCGAAGTTGACCTTCCAGCATGGTTCTACAGGAGGAGTGCAGCATGACCCAGGTTCCTGCCAAGAAGCCGAACACCATTGGCGAGCTTATCAAGGCGCAGATTCCGGCAATCGCTATGGCCGTGGGAGGCAAGACGCCCGATGAACGCAAGCGCCGGGCGGAACGCTTCGCCCGCATCTGCCTGACGGCGGTACGCAACACGCCCAAGCTCGCCAACTGCACAATGGAAAGTTTCGCCGCCGCCATGATGATATGCGCGCAACTCGACCTTGAACCGAACACGCCGCAAGGGCTGGCGTTCCTCATTCCCTACGAGAACCGCCGCCGCGGCATCACGGAATGCCAGTTTCAGATTGGCTACAAGGGGCTGTTGCAACTGGCCTACCGTTCCGGCGCTGTGCAGTCCTTCAATGCTGACGTGGTGTACGAGGAAGAAATCAAGGCGGGCATGTTTGAATACAAGAAGGGCATCATGCCCAGCATCCGCCATGACGTTGACCTGCTGAATCCCAAGCTGCGCGAGGGCAGGATTGTGGCCGCCTATGCCGCTTGCACGCTCACAGGGGGCCAGCCGCTTTTGCGCGTGGTGGACGCCAAGGAAGTGGAACGCGCACAGAAGACCAGCGCCAGCATGGCCGCAGCCAAGAGGTACAACAAGGCCGACTATTCGCCCTGGCAGACCTCCCCGGAAGCCATGTGGATGAAGACCGCCATCAAGCGGCTTGCCGCCTGGATGCCGCAAACGGAAATGCTGGCCCTCGCTGTGGATACCGACGACCGCACGGAACGCGGGGAGAGCTTCGGTCAGGAAGAAAAGAGCGACATTGAACAACTCAACAACGCCTTGGCAAACGCCGTGGTTGAAGAACCGCCTGCCCTGGAAGCCGCCCCGCAGGCCGGGGAAACCATCGACATGCAGCCCGCCGCCGAACCCGCCCCGGCGGAAGTTGTGAACCCCGAAACGGGGGAAGTCACGCCCGCCCATGCGGCCAGGGAAACGGCCACCGCCCCCCAGCCGGAGGCGGCCGCCCAGCGTTCGAGCTTCCTCATCACCTGCCCGAAGAACGGGAACCAGGTGGACGAACTGGAATGCCAGGGCAAGCCCTGCCGCAGCGGATGCCCGGAATTTGAATAACCCATGAACCAAAGGAATACACCCATGCCCAGACAAAAGGCCAAGGCCCTTCCCCGTCCCGAACCCGAAATGTGGACTGTGCAGGGCGACATTGTGCAGGAAACGGAAGATGCAATCCTGCTGCAAGTCAACGGCGCAGACTACTGGCTGCCCAAGAGCCAGATTGAATACGAGGGCCAGCGCGACGATACGGAGGTGAAGGTGACGCTGCCCGACTGGCTGGCCGAAGACAAGGGCCTGTCCGACGGCGAGGGCGTGACCGCCGACGCCCCCGCAGCGTCGCAGGAAACGCCTGAAACCTGCACCTTCTGCGGCGTCGTCCTGGGAGAAGACGACGAAACAAACACCCTGCATCTTGAGCTTACCCCGGCGGGCGAGGAAGCCCCGTTCAGCATCCGCATTGACCGTGCCCGCATTGTCGGCAGGCAGCCGGACGAGGACGGCAGGGAGAGCGTGACCCTGCCCCGTGCCTATGCCCTGGAACTGGAACTGGTGCAGCCCAACAGCGAACCAGCGGCGCAGGACAAGCACTTTCTGGAATCGGAAACCATCACCGTCGTGCAGGAACTGACCCAGGCCGAGAAGGCCGCATACGCCGACGAAATGGCCCGCCTGGATGACCAGATTGAAACACTGGAAGACGAGCGCGACAAGGAGAACAAGGCCAAGAAAAAGCAGATTGACGCGCTGGAAGAAGAACGCCGTCAGCTTTCCAAGCTGGTGCGCGAGGGCAAGGAAACGCGGGAAATCTACTGCGACAAGTGCGCCGACTACGACACCGGGGAAATCGTCTGGACAGACGCACACCCGCCGTATGCCGAAGTGCAGCGCCGCGCCATGACGGCGGAAGAACGCCAGCTTCCCTTGCTGAAAAGCCCTGTCCCCAGCCATGAGGAGCAGCCCGCCGCCGCTGACCCCGCCCTTGAAGACGCGGAGGACGCGCCCACGGAAGGGGAAGCGTCCGTCTGCGACGACGAGGCGCAGGCTCCTTCCACGGCTGAAGAAAATGACGCGCCCGCGGAGACCGTCGGCCAGGACGCGACGCAGGCCCCGACGGAGGCAGAAGCCGACACGAAAAAGAAAAGCCGCCGCAACAAGGCCGCGTAGCTGTTTCCTCGCCCTGACCTGCCGCGCACGGCCCGCGGCAGGGAATGGGAAAGGAAACAAATAGCCCCCGGCGAACCGGGGGCAGAGGTGAAAACAATGAACCGGAAGAAACTACTTGCGCTCCCCGCTCCTTCCAAGGTGGACGGCATAGGCGAACGCGCCGACGCAAATCAACACCGTGACAATCCAGGCGGCGGTCATAGGAACCTCCTTGAGATGTACACGCTCCCGGCCAGCGTGCCGACGCCTATGGCAATGGCCCATAGGTTGTTCTGGTACAGGCCGATGAGTATGGAACCTGCGCTTATTTTTTCCAGCCAGTCGGCAATGCGTTTCATGGCATCTCCACGCTACGGGTTTTCCCGCCCCGCGTCAAACAGGCTACGCCCAATCACTCACTTCAGCCGAAGCGCAGAGCGCGGCCGCAGCCGCCGCAAGGCTGGAATTGCAGGCTCGGAACATGTCCCACTGCAATTCGTAGCGGGCCTCGTCCCGCCTGTCGCCGCAGCGGAACTCGCGCGGCCAATGCTCCCGGCGCACACGCTCGCGGATGCTCTCCACAAGCCGTATGGCCTCGGCAATGTCGGCAGCCGTGCGCAGCTGCTTGTTGCAGGTCTGGGAGTCGACATACACGCGGGGCTGCGCCGGCGCTGCGGGCAGGGCCGGGCGCGGCAGCGGGCGGGAGAGCGGCAGGGCCTTCCGCTTGGGCTTGGCTGCCTTTTCGGCCAGAGCCTTTTCCATGGCGTTGAACGCCTCAATGTACCGTATCTTCCACCGCAGCGCCTCCTTGCCTGTGAAGCCCATGACCACCAGCGAGAAGGCGTCGCGCGTCAGGTTGTAGGCGGGCGACCTGCGGCGCGCACCGTTGGGGCCGGTGACGTAACGGAACGTCGCGCCAAAATTGGCTTCACGCAGATTTTGCGGACATTCCGCCATGATAGCGCGAATGGAACGCAAAACTTTGCAGTGCGGCTTGTCGAAGCGCTGGGCGACTTCAAAGGACGAAACACAGGGAATGCCGTCAACAAGGGCGACGTTCGGGGAAAGGTCGGACATGGTGAAACTCCTTGTGGCCTTTTGAGGGCCGGTATGGGCATCCGCCATTATGGCGAAGGCCGGGCGCTCAAAACAGCACAAGGCGCTGCGGGCTATTTCCCCTCACGGGTCTTGTATTTCGCCCACACCCGGCAAACAATGGCAGATTTACCCGGATTTCCCGACTGGCAAAGGGAAAGGGGCATAAAAAGAAAGCCACTGCTTTCGTGGGTGGCGTGGACGCCTTGTGGAGTTTTGAGCTCCGTATGCGTTCACGCTACCCGTGCCCCGCATCGGATGTCAAGTGCGGAATGACGTGGAGGGAAAATGCCAAAGGGAAAGAAACGCGACGCCCGGCATTTTGCACAGGTAAACGGCAACTGCAAAATGGCAAAGCTGTCCGACGGCTACCAGCCGCGCGCCTGCCCTGAATGCGGAACCGTCCACAAGCTGAAGAAGTGCCCCTGGTGCGGGCACGTTCGCAAACGTGGAGATTGAAGCCATGACAGAAAAGGAACTTGACGCCCTTGAGGCAGCCGCCAAGGCCGCGACGCCGCATTTAACAATGCTTCTGCCACCTTCACCTGTGGAAGATTCGTGGCATGTGCGCGACATCGACGATTTGGCTGTAGTTCGATGCTATGGGTTCAACAATGAGGGAAACGGCGATACGGCGAAGCGATATGCAGAGTACATTGCCGCCGCCAACCCCGCCGCCGTCCTCGAACTGATTGCCGAGCTGCGGCAGGCGCGGACCGAACGGGATTGGCTGGCTGGCAAACTTGCGGCGCAGTCCGGGCACAGTGTTGCCTACTGGCGAAAATTGGCGCACCGCGCCGTTGAAGGGGAATGACCATGCCGCCGAAAATATCTGACTTCACCATCCTTGTGCGAGACATGCGCGAGGCGCAGAAGACGTATTTCGCCACGCGCGCGCCGTCGGCATTGAACAAGTCAAAGGCGCTGGAAAAGCAGGTCGATACCGTCCTGAAGGAAATCTTCACCAAAGTGCAGCCGCAGGCCCGGCTTTTTTGAGGGCGTAACCATGGAAAGATTTTTGCGCGCCGCCGATGTGGCCGAAATGCTTGGAACGACGCGGGGCGTGGCCGTGTCCATCATGGCAGAACACGGCGTCCGGCCCGTTGACTTCGGCAGAGGCCGGGGGCGCGGCCTGCGCTGGTTGGAATCCGCAGTCAAGGCCGTCATGCAGGCCATGCACGAGGCAGCCCAGCCCAAAGGCCGCCCCGCCTCGCGGCAAAAGACGGGGCTGCCTGCCGCCAGACTGGCAGACATGAGCGTGGACGAAATTTACCGTTTGACCACAGGCCAAAGTGTCCAGTAACGTCACCACGGGCACATTTGGCGACCGGGAGAAACCATGGCCGTCAGATACCGAAAGGGCCGAGCAAGCCCATGGCAATGTTACTGGAACAACCCGTATACGGGGAAGCGCGAATGCGCGAACTTCCGCACGAAGGAAGAAGCGGAAAAACATGATTCCCTCACAAAGCACCGCCTGCGCTTTGAAAGGGAATCATTCAAAAGGGAGGAAGAAGACCAAGAGCCGGAAGCACCGTCTTTGACACTGGACGCCTGCTATCTCCTGTACCTCAAGCAAAAGCAGTTTACCAAAAAAGGCATGACCTGGCAAATGGACGCAATGCGCCTGCCCTCTAAAATGCTTGGGGCAACACCCGTTGATGAAATCGGACGGGCGCAGTTGCAGAGCGTCATGGACGAAATGGGCAAGGCGAATGTAAAGCCCGTCACCGTGCGGGCGCGCATGTCCGTCTTGCGCACCGTCCTTCGCTGGGCAGCGGCCCAGGGGTTCCGCGGCCCTGTGGATTGTCCTGCGTTGCCCCCTGCGCATTATGAGCAATTCATACCTCCCACGCCGGAGGAACTTGCCGCCATCCTGCAACACGCTGCCCCGCACATTGCGAGGGTTGTCATCCTGGGGGCACAATGCGGGGTGCGCGTCGGGCCGTCAGAACTGCTCCGGCTTACATGGGGCGACGTAGACCTTCACCAGCGCGTCTTGCGCGTCCACGGGGCCAGGAAAAACCCCTATGCCTTGTGGAGGGAGGTGCCCATCCGGGAAAGCCTGCTGCCCGTGTTCTCACGCTGGCAGCGGGAAGACGCGGCGCTGGGCATGGAATACCTTATCCACTATCAGGGCAAGCCTGTGAACAAAATCCAAACAGGCTGGGAAGAAGCCCTACGCCGGGCCGGGATTACACGGCGCATCCGCCCCTACGACCTGCGCCATGCCTTCGCCACGGAGGCCATAGCCGCAGGCGTGGACATCGGCACGGTTGCGCGCCTCATGGGGCACAGCTCCCCATCCATGATTCTGATGCACTACCAGTATGTCATGGACGGGCAGAAGCGGGCTGCGGTGGAAGCCCTGCCGGACTTGCCCATGTGCCCAAGCGCATGTGCCCAAACAAAAAGCCCCTGCGGAAGTATCCGCAAGGGCTTGAAATAA